GCCTTAGATACTTTATGAAGTACATCATTCCATCCAGGATGAGACTTGCGAAGTTTGTCATAGACTTCGCCAATTTCTCCAGAAGCAGGACAAGTGCTCGGATCAGACCAATCTCTTTCCCATTGAGGATTGTCTTGTTTCCATTGGTCCCAATTGTGAACACTCATTGTCACTTCTTTTTGTTCACCAGTTTCCTTATTAACTACGGGATATGTGGGCAATTTTAACCTCCATTCTATATGCAGATATTTATTCGATAGTGATAGAAGGAGCATCTGTACACTCAGAACACCCCTCACGAGTCCAACCAAGTGCTTCAGAAACAGCAGGGAACTGACAAGTAAAGATACAACGTACCATCTCAGCAATCTCCTTGTGTTCCTTCTGTGTACCGTGCGCTGAACGCAAATCAATGTAGTGGATCCAAGAACGCGCAGAGCCCGTCATATAGAGTCTTGTGGGCGTCGCTAGAGGCAATACAAACCTTGCACACTCCTTTGCCACTCCCTTCTCTAGAAGACGGTTGTAGAGTCGCAGAGAGTGCTCAAAATGAACGCGGATGTCTTCTGACAAAGTTAGTCTCAAATAGTCTGGAATATCATCAATAGAGTTCTGGCGATTCTTATCATCCTGACGACGAAGTTCTGGTAGAGGAATAGTCTTACCCAGAAGAGTACTATCAGCATATCGTTGAGAAAACTCTTGATATGTAAAAGATCTATGACGCAGGATCTGAGCAGCGATACCACGAGTAGTATTAATCTCTACAGTCATTGAAGCTTGTTCGAAGATGCTCCAGTGCTGATGATTAATACAATACTTAAGTAGTCCAGAGAACTTTTCATTCTCTTGGTTAGCAGGATTACTTACACGAGCACAGTAAGCCATATGCTTCTCTGCATCTGGTGTAACACTAATGAGTTTTACTTCTGGTTTCATAAACTCAAACTCTGTATTTTCATTCATAGTCATCTAAGTCACTATCCTCAAAAATTTCGTCGTAATCAATAATGTGTGCAGTACTATTTTTGTAGTTTGTTTTATAAGAATCTATATCAGAATAAACTTCCGACTTCAAACAGTCAACAAGAGATTCTAGATTCCTTATGATTAGCTTAAGCTTTTCTCTATCCATAGTTATGAACCTCCATAAAGGTAATTATACATAAAAAAAAGGGAGGTGTCAATCCTCCCTTTCATATTCAAAGACTTTTTCAAACCATTCCACTAAATGAATTCTATAGCAAGACCAATAGCGACAACCACGATATGTTAAAAGATAACAAGCAGGACCTCTATTGTCCCTGTCCATATCATCATAGTGATAACGGTAATTTTCCACTACCTATTGAGTAATAGAACTTCAATATATATGAGATAAATGAATGCTGTTGATGCACCTGCAATAGCTGCAATCATAGCAATCACTTTCCTGCTCCTGCATTTGCTAGAAGTGCTTGATGACGACGTTGCTCTTTTTGCTTCTGCTCTTTAATGAGTTGGAGCACGTTGAGTTTCTGCATCACTTGTGACCCTCCTTTACGAAACGAACACCACGATAGTTTTCGTTGTATTGTTGGGGTTGTTGCATCATCTGCTGTTGATACTCAAGACGCTTTTGAGTATCATATTCTACACCACGATATACGACTTTAGACATTGTTTTTGCTCCAAAGAAATGAGATTTTTAGGCCCCGTTCCTTCGGGCGGGTTGCGTTCGCTATTTGCGAATAGCGAATGAACGATCCGTTCCGCCGTCCTACTTGCGTCCAGTTTCCTGGATGAACGTAAGGTCATTATAGACCCGATAGACTATCTATGCAAGTAAGTTTGTAAAATGTTATACCAATTTTATTATTTCTTAATCTCTTTGTCTCCAATCGTCAGGTTTATCCCCACCAAAGAAATCAATAATATCATCAACACCATTGAAACGAGTTCTATGATTTGATGGGTCGGGATCTCCAAGATCTAAAGCATTCATAAATCCATCAAGACTATCTTCAGTCATGTTTGGATTAGCAGCACGGCGTCTTGCTTGTCTAAGGATAGTTGCAGCAGAACGATTGGACTTTGCCAACTTCTCTGCCCATATCATATCACTTAACTCTACCGATTCGCCCTTTGCAATACATTCACAGATTGCTTCAAGTCGTAAACGATATTGAGTAGAGAGCATATTTAATCTCCGTATTAGGTTTATTTATTAATATGGAAGAGATTTCAATCCATCAAGAACTTCTTGAAATCTTTCAGCACGACTTTTATGGTGCTCTACATTTTCTTCAAGGACACTTACGATATCATCCAGAACGATATCTAAAGAAGCATCAGTGTCAAAATATTTTTGGATTGCTTCGGCAAGATATCTACGCCTACTCCATTCCATACTATAGGGTTTATAGTTCATGATAAATTGTATATTTGGATTGATTCTACACCTTCTTTATTAATTTGTCAATACTTACCGCTCAATGTAACTGAGTGTGTGTTCTGTAGCATAAAGTTGTTGAATGATGATATCACAACCAATCTTTGGGTTACAATCACCACAAGTATAAACGTCTACAGCAGCCTTACCTTCCTCTGGCCAAGTATGAATGCTGATGTGACTTTCTGATAATAGACAGATTACCGTGACACCTTGAGGTTCAAACTTCTTAGAGATAGTCTGAAGCACAGTAGCACCACTGGCAGCTGCTGCATTTTCAAGAAGATCTATAAGACAACGCTCGTCGTCCAAAAGAACAAACGAGCATCCATACAAATTAAGAAGATAATGCTTTCCCATTATTCAATTGCTTCGGGGTCTATCCCATATTCGTTAATAAGTTTATCTATCTTTGTATCATGGCCCGAAAGTTTTTCAATCTCAAAAATAGATGATTTTTGATACTTTTTAAGTTTTTTATATTCTTTAATAAGTTTATTTACTTCTCTGTTTTTAATATAAAGACGAAATTCTTTATCTTCTGCTGATTTAGCAAAACCTTTAAAACCTTCACTCATCTTTTTTTCTTTTTCTCAGGTTGTTTATATCCCCAGATTTTAGGGTTCACTCTACCATATCCAAAGTCAATTTTTTGAACTGCTCCCGGACCATACTTATCATAATACATATCAAATAGATTTACTCTTTTTGTAGTTCTAGTTAAATCAATATACTCTTCACCATCAACAATATACCAAATTAAATAGGCATCATTTGGAAATGAGGAATCTTTTGCTTTAGATAGCACTGTTTTTTCCAGAAGAATTTCACATCCATATTCATGTGGCAGAACAATTTTTTGATTTTCTGAATATTCTGCCATTGTATTTCCCTGCGCTCTTTTTACAACATCACGAAGTTTACTCATGCTCATGAACGGCCACCCCATTGAATATTGGGATATGATTCTTTGACATTTTCGAAACTTATCTTATATTTATTGGTCAACTTTTTATCTTTTGTAAGAATTAGAACTTCTGCTTCTTTTGGATGAAGTCCTTGAAGAAGATTGATAAACATCATTTCTCGACGGATCGTATTCAATGTACCATTACCTCCTTGTACAAAATTATACAAGTTTTTATACTCTCTACGAAGAGATGTTTTACCCCTACCATTTAAATCTTGCGCAGTTGCAGATTCTCCACCACCAATCTCTTTTGTTAAATTTTCGGATAGTGTACCAGAATAAACTGTTTGTTCTTCTACATTTCCATAAGGAACATCTCCTTCTGGAAGAAGACTAATAACAGTTTGATCAAAGTTCCAAATAAGAATAGACTTTAAAGAGTCATGCTCATATGTTTTAAGAACTTCAACTTTTTTAGCATTACTTCTTTGCTTAGAAGCAAGTTCTAAAATCTCAAAAACAAAAGGATTTGGTGGAAGAGTTTCGATAGGTTTTTCAGTCGTCGTCTTCTTCTTCGTCGTAGTCGTAGTCATAATCGTTTTCAAATCTCACTGCTAAAATTTCGTCTGGTATTACATTCCCATTAACATCAAACATCTCTGGGTGTGTATAAACTGGTTGAGTTTGGTAGAAGTGTTCTTTTGCCAACCATCCTACTACTCCTCCTACAAAAAAGAACATGATTGAAACCAATGTTCCTATGGTTAGAGTTACTGCTAGCATTTGTCTTCTCCAGAGAGTTTTATTTTTTCCTGATATCGAAGTGAAAGTCGATAAAGAAATGAAACTCTCTTCGGAATAGAGAGATCATTTTACCAAACTTCACTTGAAAAGTTTTTGGTCTTTCTGATCTTCTCCTCCTATTGCGTAGTAATAACTCAACACCCCTGTTTATTTGGGGTTCATTGTTATTTAGTTTTCTTTTTTCGTCGTCCTGGTCTTTTGTCATAACTGTACTTTTGGGCATCCTCTAATATTCCATGAAGGTAATTTCTAATCTTTCTTGCCTGTGGTTTTGGAATATGCCCATATCCTTCACGAAGTTGTTTATGAACTTCATCAGAACCACCCTCAAGATATTGATCAAGGTCTGTCACTAAACTACCAATTTCATTAGCAGTTGTACTTCCAATAAATTTATCAACCTCAATCTTTTTCGTTCCACGAATTTTTAGATAATCATAAAACTTCAATACAAATTGTCCATTAAAAGCATAGTCAATTGCTTTTTCAACATCGTTGTAAACTTCATGAAAATTGTTATCCATTAAACTAGATTTTGCTCCTTAAGATATTGAACAGTATCTGTGCAACCTCCAATGTGTTTTTCATTTACAATAACTTGAGGGAAAGTAGATCCAGTTCCAAATTCTGCATAGAATTCTTCACGAGTAAAATCCATCCCAAGTTTATAAACTACGTGCTGTAGTTCTGCCAACTCTAGCACTTGTTGAACCTTTGTGCAATATGGACAACCATCTTTCGAATAAACTGTAAACTTCATAATTCTTTATAAACTGAAAGTTATTTAGCATTAACTGGAATTCCTTGACCTTCTGGAATACATACTTGTTCTACAGGAGGTAGTTCTTCTTTTGCTGCAGGTAGTCCCTGTTGACCAGGAAGTTGTTTATCCGTCGTTGATGTTACTGTGATAACTTGATCAACAATAAACTTTTGTTTTCGATAAGTTCTTTTATCGATATCAAATTTAACCATCATCATGGCATCTATTTCTTCTCCACAGTGAGAGATTACCCTACCTGTAGTTTTATCTACAACCACCCAATAATCATACATTCTTTTTCTTCTGACTTTTTGTATTATAAGTTCCTTTTGCTGGTCTGTAAAGGTTTGGCCAAGTATCACGAATGATCTCAGCAAGTTTATAAGGAGTATCTGTACTAATCATCAATATCTTGACGGTGTATAATCCAGATCTCCCATAATATCTTCTAACATTTCTCCATATTCTTTAAATCTTTTGTCACCAGCGATAAAACATCTTTGACGCATCCATACTGCATCAGCAAGAAGTTTTACTTGGTCTTCTGTGAGTGTTATGGTTTTCATAGGTAAAAAGCAACCTTTCTATGTATAAAAATTAAATTGATTCACTAGCATTAACTAAAACCATACCATCAACTAGCTTGGTTTTCTTGCCAGTAGATTCTACTGTAGCAATTACATCATAATAATATCTACCAGCCTCTAATTGTGATGTAATTGTATTTGCAAGAGACACTGTAATTTTTCCTGCCGTGGAAGCAATACCAACATTAAAGGAAGTTGAAACAGCAGATCCGGAAAACTTACGCATCTTTGCAACTCCACTATATCCAGTAAGATCTAACACACTTTTATCTGGATTGTAGATAGTAAAAACCTTTTCATAGTCTGTTCCTTGTTCTATGACTATGTTAACTACTTCCACAACTATTTCTGCAAAACTTTTACTTCAGTTATTTATATTATAGATTAATAATTTTGTGTAAAGATGCTAATATCTAATATTTTTTCTTGGGCGATAAGAAAAAAGATTAGTTGGTTTAGGTGGTTTGATCCACTCTTCTATTGTGTCAAATTTTTCTTCACAATAAAAATCTTGTTGAACATACCACAATTTCCAATGGTCATGACCTTTGGATTGGTTACAAGATTTGCAGCAACATACTACATTTCTTGTAATATCTAATCCACCTTTTGATTGTGGAATGACATGATCAAGAGTTAAATCTTCTTCCGAACCACAATAAGCACATTTATGATCCCAACTTTCTTTTATTTGTTTTCTCCATAATCGTTTTGCTTCTGATTGACTTGTTGCTTGAAGATTAAACAAGTATTCTTGAGGCGATTGGAGAGGACCCATAAGTGCTTGCGACTTATGATTATTTATTTCACAAAATACATGCGACGACGATACTGCTCACCAGGACAATTCTCCAAGTGTTCAATCTCTTCATCAGGAAGGAAGTTTACACCACCAAGAAGTTTAGCACCAATAAAGATTTCTGCAGACTTTTCACACATCAGAGTAGCAGCAGCACAATCCTTTTGATAAGGCGATGCTGTAATAATACCATGATTCTCTAGAAGAATCAACTTGGGAATATATCCATAATGGTCTACAAACTCACCCACATACTTCTCTACATTCTGCAATAAGCGTGCTCCAGGAGGGGCATAGGGAACCAGACAGGATATTACACCATTCCTTACGATCTGGTCTGGAAACCATCTCTGACAGGCAAAGTCATTGACCGCAGGAGAGCAGAGTATCTGTGTAGTCTTTGGTGGATGTGTATGAGCAATATAATTGATTTCTGGGAAGTGCTTCATAATCCAAGCATGAAACAGCACTTCAATACTTGGTTTCTTTTGATTTGGATTGAGTTGTTGAGCATCAGTATTTACCAGAACTAAATCATCTTCTGATAGTGTATGAAGACTTGTTCCACTTGCTTTGATTAGAAAAGTATCTTCTGTCTTTCTTTCTGATACATTACCTTCACCACAAATAGTATAGTCAGCAATCGTGTGTGCTAAGTCTAAAAGCATCGTTAAGTATTGTAAAATTGTATTTAGAAATTGTATCAGATATTCAAAA